CATCAGCGTATCGCGGCTTTGTTTTTTCGGGGCGTTCCCCCTTTACCCCCTCTTGCTTAGAAGAACGTTTTGAACAACTGTGCCTGAGACGGAGTAAAGCCGGCAACGAGGTGTATATATATTATTTTTATTTTTTCTTTCTTCTGTAAAAGAGACTACCTTAAAAATATAGAATATTTTTGTGCTTTCGTGCAGACAGGTGCAATTCGGTATTTATTACACTATAAATCAAATATTTAAACAGAGCACAAATTTCGTACAAAAACGTACGCCTCGTACTAAATTGCACAAAATTGTATTTTGTACGCACAATGTATCAATCGTACAAAAACGTACCATGTTTAGTACGGATGTAAACCAATTATAATCAACATATTATATGATAAGACCGCACGATTTACACAGTTGCACAAAAAAGGAGTACCGTTTTTGCAAGGGGGATTAGTTTGTTCCGGTAAGTCTTGTTTATGTCCGTAAAACTTTGTATATTAGCGTAAACCATTCTATGACCTAAATGATAACTACCAAAATCGAAGTTCCTCCGCATCTATGTGAGTATATCCGCGGCAAATACTGTAACCTGACCTCTGATCCGGTCCGTTTTCCCGATAACCTGAATATCTATCACGTGATATTCGACCTTCTTCAGAAGAGACCGTCGGAAGCTCCGGTTGATCGTGGTAATTTAGAAATCTGTCTGCCTGAACGAAGTATAGGCAAATCCCCAGTGACCTACAACTATTTAGGGCTTCGCTCCCAGGTAATCATTTCCCGGAAAATAGAATTGATGATGTGGGCGGAGTTGCATGAATACCTGGACGAACAGAAGCACCGGTACGGAATCAAATACATTGATGGAGTGCAATTCTTCATGCGCAGATATGGAATTGATTCTCTTACGGAAGAAGCTTTTCTCAAACACTACCAGCGTTGGAGGGCAAAAGTGAGGAGAAAAGAAAAAAGGAGCTATAAAAAGCGAGAATAATTCATCGAGTAAGCGTAGTTAAATGTCCTTTTTTTGAGTGAAAAATGTTCGAAAAAAGAGAATCACAGATAGTATATTGTAAATCAACAGAATATGAATACAAACAATATCGGAGGAGTCATTCAGGCAGATTTCCTGTTCACGGATGAAATAAGTTTATTTTCAGTCATCAATCACTCAGCCGTTATCAGCCTTCACCGGCCCAATACCTGGAGAAACCTGCCTATCACCTATATGGGAGTTTCTCCAGATGTGGAAGCGGACGACACTCAAGCCGGTACGCTATACAAACAGACCCTTACCATCCGTCTGAAACGCACAGGACTGACAGATTCAGAACTTCACATCCTGCGGACTATCAATGTACGTGGTTGCGTAGTAAGATGCAAGGATGCGAATGGCAATATCCGATTGTATGGAAGCAAAGAGTACCCGCTTCTGGGAACCGTGATAGAGAAAACAGGAACCAAGGCCTCCGACCTCTCCGGAATTGAAGCCACTTTTTCCGGAAAAGGCGCCTATCCTCCACTACCTGTTACAGAGTTATAACCGTCCTTCGGCATCATTATATATAGCCGTATCATTGCAACAAAATAAGTGCAATGAGCCAAAAACGCATCATCTTATCAGATTCATCACTCAACCGGTACGGCTACCGGGTTCTTACTGCGGGACTTCTTCTTGAAGCTTTCATTGACAATCCGGTGATGCTGTATGGGCATTTCCGTGATGAAGGATCACCCCTATGGTGTGATTACAAAGCAATCGGATATTGGGACGATATCAAGATAGAGGACGACGTGCTTTCTGCTATTCCTGTTTTCGACAAGGTAGACGATTTATCGAAGACCATTGCCGCAAAATACGAAGCAGGGACCTTACGGGCCGCAAGTATTGGTATACGTATCCTGGCCACATCCTCCGAAAAAGCATATCTGCTTCCGGGACAAACACGCGAAACTGTTACCAAAGCAGAAATCATGGAGGCTTCCATCGTGGATATCCCGGCCAACTCCCATGCCGTGCGCTTATACGACCGTTCCTCCTCCGTTTTACTGGCAGCGGGTATGGACACGAATATTGTGCCAGCATTAACAATCCCAAAAGAAAAGGCAATGAATTACAAACCATCATGGACCGGCTTCCTCTCTTTCCTGGGAATTTCAAAAGATAAAGCGGAAACCACCGAACTGTCTGCTGAAAACCTGGACTCTATCCATGCTGAAATGGAACGATTAAAGACAGAGAACGCTACTCTTGTACAGGCTAAGACCGATATTGAAGAGAAACTTAACTCTGCCAACGCGAAGATTACAGAGCTGAACGGTTCTATATCCGGCAAGGATAACGAGATCAGTACTCTCAAGAACTCTATCACTGAGAAGGATTCTAAAATCACCCAACTTGAAGAGCAAGTGAAGAATCTGAAGAACGGTCCTACACCGGGGCATGCCGGTCTGACTCCTGAACAAGAGCCTGAAGGTAGCGGAACCCAGGAAGAGTTATCTGCTTTTTGTGACCAAAACGCAGGAAACTATCAAGCCATCACCGAGAAATTAAAAGCTGAGGGCCTGTATTAATAACCTAAACTTTAACTATTAAAAAGTCTATTCAAATGGCTGCAAATAAACTAATTGATGTCTCTAAACTGAACGAAGCACTGGTCATTTATGACCAGGCACTTCGTGCGCTGCCGTTTGCCACCCTCACCGAAGTGGCAAACCTACTGAAGCTGAATGTTATGGACCTGCAAGGCAAACACGCACGTATCAACGAGCGGCGTCGTGCCGGTGGTACGCAATCGTATAAAATCGGAAAGAACTTCGGACTGGTCGATAAACTCTTAGGTTACGAACCCTCAGTCATCGAGCCGAAAGATGTTGTCTGCATCACCAAAGAAAATTCCCAGAAGTACGATGACAACGAACTGCTGATCATCGGTGGCACTCCGGTAAGCAACACTACGAAAAAACATCCGATGGAAACCAAGGTTGCATTTACCCTGGTACGTTCGCATCTGGAAGATATCGTATATAGCCTGTTCTCTGCCGAACGGGATGAAGATTCCAACTCACCCGGCGGGGCTTTCGATGGTATTTATACCAAGATGGACATGCTGATCACTCGTGGCGATGTAAATGCGGCCCGTGGTAATTTCGCTATTTCCGGAGAGTTTGCCGCGCCAACGTCAGATACAGATTATACAGCTTACGAGAATCTGGTGGAATGGATCGGAGGCGCAAACACCTACCTTCGTTCTTCAATAGGCGGTGTACCACAGCTTTTGTGTGCTGAAACCGTTTTGAAAGCTGCCCGTTCAGCATTACGCAATAAGTTACGCATGCAGGAATATCCTTCCATGCAACGCATGCTTGAACTCTTGCGGGAAGACGCCATGTGTCCGAACCTGATTGTCTCCTCCCACGAAGCTTTGGGCCAAGGTTCCCGGCTGACCCTTCAGAAAGTTGGTAACATAGACGTGGCGTTCAATACTCAGGCGGCTTCTAAATTCTGCCAGATACGTGATATTTACGAGGACCCCAACGAATGGCAGTTCTGGTTGCAGGCAGGATACGATACACGTATCAATGACTGGCATGAGAAAGTCTTCCGCTGTAACGAGCAGAAGAACGAATCCCTTGACCTGGCCGGTGACTATTGTAAAACCGGCGGAGTGCAGGTAGCCATCACCGGCACCGACAAAGGTCAATGGAGTATCCAGGGAAAAGTTGCCAAACGCGGTAACGGCCAATGCATCATTGGACTTCCTCCGGGAAAATACACCATCGAGTTCACTGATGCCGATGGCAAGACCAAACCGGCAAATACACAGGTTACAGTTGTTGCCGGTGAAGTAGCCACCGCTACCGGAGCCTATACTTAACTAATCCGGGGGAAGGGACTCTTACCTTCCCCTACATAAACTAAACAATTACCTGATTATGAAACGATTTATTCTTTGCATTTCATGCCTGCTTATCTGCTGCCTGTTCTTGCTTCCGGAAGTACAAGCGGCCATTCCGGATACCGGAAACTGGATCAGCCATCATCTTCTGACATCAGACGGTTTAACCGTTCTGGCTGCCGGTCCGGCATTTGCCCCGTTAAAATGGAATATCGGGCAAAACAACATGGGAGGTTATAAAGGACGGCTGCTCTTTATTCCGTATGACGCTCCTTCAACCGTACCAATGATTCCGGCAAAGCCTACTACGAATGAGGACCTGATTACCGCTTCGGGATCATTCACTTTTCCAAGCGGCGGAACCTACACTCAGCCGATTTACTTGTATTCCACAAAAGGGAAAGTAGGTTATAAAGCGGAAATTCAAGGCGAAACGGACGGAAAATCTTTTAAGCAGACTTTAGAGTTTTTCTTTCCCGGCAATACTCCGGGAATGCATGCTTTCAGTACACTTGTCAAGAACACTCCGGGGTACTTCGTCTTCGAAGATTCCGACGGCCAACAATTCCTGATGGGTAAACCGGGCATGTATGCCGATGTATCACCCTCCTTTGATGGTGGTAAGCTCGCCGCCGATCAGCGGGGAACTGCCTATACAGCCACTTGTGACGCAAATGAATCGGCTGTTGTTTTAGGGACACCAATCGACATGGAAGTCATTGCAGGCCTGAAACCGGCTCCAAGTCCCGGAGGTTAACATAATACATATATTTTATGACAAGAAACGAACAGTTAGAAAAATGGTTGTCAAACCGTCAGCGCAGGTACGCTGACGGTATGGAACTCTTTAACGCTTTAGCAAAGGCAAACACCAAGAGCAGCTATGGGAACTATCTTTCCCAGGCACCGGAGAATCCTCACATTTTCGATCCCCACTTTACACAATTAGTCAATATACTGACTAAAATAGCCAGGGAAATAAAAGATGCTCCTTCTGTTTACCCGGCTGCATTCGAAGAGATCCTGATCGTTCAAACACTGAATGATGAACAACGGACTCAAGAAACCGATATCCGGAAAGAGGCAATCGACCGACTCCAAGAGGAGATCGACGGACTGCATAACCGTATCAGCGAACTTGAGAGTGACACGGAAAATCATGCTGACGAACTCTCAGCTTTAAATGAAGAGTTCGAGGAGAAAATGAAAGAGCTCTCCGCTATCCGGGGCGAACTGGATGCCTTGAACACTCCGGGCGTCAAGATCGTAACAGAAGAATCCCTCACTCCTGCCTTACGTAAAGCATACGCCCGTATCAAAGAGATCGCTCCCCTGTACGCCAGTCTCCATAATGATATTGCGAATCCGGATATCCCGGCAGAGGAACGTCACCCCCTCGCAGAAGAACTCTGCAAGCTGGACGACGAACGTCGCAAACTTTGGAAACAGATTGACGATTACGCAGAAGGCAAACAGGCAACCTTAGAGCTTGATGCTAAACGTCCTGAGTATAGTGAAAATGCAGTGGTCAGAGGCTTCGAAATAGCCCGTCAGATCAAACGTCTGAAGCAGAACATTACGAACAGCAAAACAGCCGCAGAGAGGGCCGGGAAAGAGGGAAAGCAGGCTGTTCTGCAAAACGCACTCGACCGGATTGCTAAATACGAAACTGAATTAGCCGCTTTAACGGCAGAATTATCGGCAGAACAAGGTGAAAAGGTTTCAGGATAACTTTCCTTTGGCTTTGTGTCCCGGTTCTATCGAACCGTTCATGCACAAAGGAGACTGGGCAATACATGAAGTGTTGCCCTCTCTTTTATCTGAAATAAAAAATAATTTGGAAAAATCGCTCCACATTCAAAATTAATCACTATGTTTGCAGTGCTTAACAATTTATATATTTCTGATGTGAGTTGGACGCTTGCATTTATTGTGCGGGCATTTTTTATGTCCAGACATATAGTGTACCATATTTGGTATCCGTGTACCCCCGTGTGGAACTGTAATAGAACCACAGACATCAGAAATGAGTTGTTAAGCAGCGGGAAAGGCACGGATACTTTCATTTTAAAAACAGTTTGTTTATGCTTAACAACTCTGAAATTTTCAACGCTGCTACTAACAGCCTCGGAACGTCCACCCACGAAACGGGCAACAATTCACCAATTGTCCTCACCGGCAATCCTTACACTGACCTTGCCGCTTACGGCATCGACCTCCACGGATGCACCATCCGCTACCTGCGTACTCCAAACCGGTCAGGAAACACCGTTACCGGACGTTTCAACATCTCCGGGCGTGAAGAGACTGCCGGAGCTATCAGCTACGAAGCTCTCATCCTCTTCCTGGCCGAGAAGCGAAAAGAACGTATCCGCTATGTGGCGGAATGCCATGCACGCAAACGTCGGCGCAATTTTGCATCTTGGTTATCGCGTCATCCGGAGTTCACATTCCATAATTGCAACGTTACTTTCATGTAGTGATTTGAAGTCTAAAGGCGTGGCCGATCACTTAATTCCGATCAGCCATGCCTAAAAAAGACACAACCTACGACCGCATCGAACGCTCCCTGTTCAAAGATCGGGGTGAATCCGCTCTCCGGTTATCACCAAAGGAGATGGAAATAAAGAATCGGATGATGCTTTGTGTTAGTAAGAAAATGGAAAGCCCATTAATTGAAGACCAGGAGCTCGTTACTTTTCTCATGCACGGATGTGGAGGGCAAGCGGAACCTGTTTCCCAATCACAGGCCTATCGCGATATCGGTATGATCAACCGGCTGGTCGGTAACATCCAGTTAGCGGCCAAATCCTGGTATCGCTACATGATCGTAGAAGGAGGAAAGAAGGCATTTCAACTCGCTATCGACAACGGAGATGCCAAAGGAGCTGCCGCCGCTCTCGACAAGATAGGTAAATACACCCGTTCCGACAAAGACGATGACGCATTCGACTTCAGTCAGCTTATTCCCCCATCTTTTGAACCTTCTGACGATGTGACGACACTTGAGGGCATTGAAGTGATAGACAATCTGGAGCAACGCCGCCAGGAACTCCGCAACTTATGCAAAGATATGTTGACCAAACAGGCGACAGATATTCAAACCATTGAAGAGGAGGATATTGAAGAATGACAGCCCAAGCCTCTCCCATACCATCGGCATACGAACTCCGGATGAAACAGGCCAATGTGATACGGAAGTTCTTCAACAAAATGCAACGCCAGGCAATGGCTATTGCCGCACATGACGAATACATCGTTGCATCGCGTGGTACCGGTAAGTCAGAAGGTATCGACGCCCGCTTCATTCTCAGAAACGTCTGGGAAATGCCCGGTTCATTGGGTGGAATGATCTCTCCCAGCTATGCTAAAGCCTGGGGGAATACCCTTCCGGCTATCTGTAAAGCACTCGCCGAATGGGGATACATTCAAAATATCCATTATGTCGTTGGCCATAAAGCACCACCTTCCATGGGCTTTGCCAAACCTGTCCGTCCGGTACTCGGAGACGGATGGAGTAATGCTTTCCATTTCTGGAATGGCACGGTCATGGTCATTCTTTCCTTTAATCAAGGGATGTCCGCAAACTCCATGTCGCTTGACTGGGTGATAGGGCCGGAGGCAAAGTTCCTTTCCTATGACAAGATAAAGAACGAGGTCAATCCGGCCAACCGGGGAAACCGGCAATATTTCGGGCACTGTCCTCACCATCACAGCGTATGTTACTCAACGGACATGCCCGGATCATCCATGGGACGTTGGATTCTCGACAAACAGGAAGAGATGCAGCCCCCACATATCCAACTCATTCGCAACCTGTATAAAGAACTTCAGGATTACAAACGTAAACCGCTGACCGAACACACCATGCGGATGATCCGGGAACTTCAACGTGATCTTGACATAGCCCGGAAGTTTCAGCCTGCACTCAAACCCAATGATAAGAAAAAACGGGAATACACTGTATTTTATGGTGAATATGATGTCTTTGATAACCTTGAGGTCCTGGGAGAAGACTTCATTTGGCAGATGCAGCGTGATTCTCCCCCGTTGGTATGGCGTACCGCCTTCCTGAACGAACGGCTGATGAAAGTTCCCAATGGCTTTTATAGTGCCCTGGACGACCGCATACATTTCTATCAGCCGGCTGATAACGGAAGGCTGAAGAATCTTGGAAGTAATTGGAAGCAACTGAGTTCCTGCGGCTGCCTGGGAGATGGTGACCTTGATTTTGACAAAGAACTGCATATTGCATTCGATTCCAATGCGTCAATCTCGACAGCGGTAGTGGCACAACTGGACGGGAATACGATGAAAATCATCAAATCGTTCTATGTCAAAACCCCATCCAAACTCGGAGACCTGGCACAACAGATAGCTGACTATTACCGTCCCAAGCTCAATCACGATGTAGTCGTCTACTATGATCATACCTTTACCTGGGAGTCGGGCTCCACAACAGAAACCTATGCGGATATCATTGAACGTGTATTCAAAGAGAACCGGTACACTCCTGCAATGGTATATGTCGGACAGGCACCCAAACATGAATGGAAACACCTCAATATCGATCTCGCATTGAAAGGTGATCCGCAATTCCTGTGGATTCGTTTCAATCTCTATCAAAACGAGTTCCTCAAGATCGCCATGGAGCAAACCGGTATTAAGCAGGGTAAAAACGGTTTTGAGAAGGACAAAGCTCCGGAAGGTACTGACGATACTCCGGACAATCCGGATCAATACAAAACCCATGTTACGGATGCCTTCGACACATTATGGCTCGGCATGAATTTCTACTTCACACGTCCGGGAACCGGCACCGGAGGAATATTCTTCCTCAATCGGAAATAAAAAATCATCATTTGATGAAAAAACATAGATAATAGTTTGTAATTCATCAAATGATGATTATCTTTGCAGTGTCAAAAGTGATGGCAATGCCAATAATTGAAGAAGACCTAAATGGTCGGGAAGAGTATCTTGAAGATTTACGATTCCTCCTCCGGCATGAAGACGAATTCTTGGAAGAAGAGTGGTACACGCGGGAGGATCTGGATAAGTTAATCAACGAAGACTGTAAAGGGATAGTTGACGCTTTGACAGATGAATGATTTGGGTAGCCCTTCGGGGCTACTTCAAATCATCATCATAACACTAATATAAAGAGCCATGGAAGAGTTAAAAGAAAGAATTAGAGCATGTTTTGAAGAATTCTGTACTCTCAAGACAGAAGCGGAGCGCCAAGAGCATGATAAGAAGTTCGCTACATTAATGAAATCTGTCCCTGTGGAGCAACGCAAGTTGGCAGGACAATACCTTCGTGAAGTGATGGCAGAAAGAAGGACTCTGAAATCGCAAAAAATAAATAAGAATTTTAAAAAGGAACTCGAAGATATAGAGAATGTTGTTTCTTTATCGTATATTGCCAAAGAATATTTCGGCAAAGATAGGACTTGGTTGTATAAAAAGATAAATGGAACAATTCCATTTACAGAAGATGAGATAAAAATCTTATCTATGGCGTTGAAAAGTATTGGAAACAGATTTTTAGATACTTCAGCTTCATTGACATGAGGCTATCACTTTGACAAGTTAAAAGGCTTCCACGGGTTGGAAGCCTTTTTTATGCATAACCTCTACTTTACACCTGTTGCATGCCTACCTTTTACTATGGCTGATTCTAATTACTCAACTTACAGGGGAAGCAATACTTAATCAATCTCTCTAATTGTCATTGCCGAAAACATGGGGATGTTTTATTGAATAACATCCCCATGTTTCCATACACAACACCCGGATGTTTCACCACAAAACACCCCCATGTTTTAGCCATTAAAGTTTAAAGGCAGATAACTTTAATCCTATTATAGCAAAGAATTTGTACGAATCATTTGGTACAACGAAATATTATCCCCATCTTTGCAGAAGCTAAAACAATGATAATATTTATCCCGGTGAGCTTCGGTTAATTGCTCATTAAGTTTGGTGGGCTTCTTTTATGCTCAGACATTTCACCATTTTGTTGATCTTATCAGAATGGTTTACATGATATAGGCGGTTGCCTTTCCCTAATTCTTAAGCCTTCGGGATTACGAATCATTGTTTTAGCGAACGGGGAAATGGCAGCCGTTTTTAATTGCCTAAAATGCTAAAACAATGATTCGTATGAAAAAGAAATCTACCGGCACCCTTTTCGTGCCTCAGTTCCGCACACCGGAACCAACCACAATCCCCCATCAGTCCAACTCCGCAATTGATGATTTTATCCCATCCGATTGCAAAGTTAAAACCTCCTCTGACGCTTACTATGTCAGTGCCATTGCTTGCCTTTGTGCTACGCTCATCTTTCCTCCCTGCATTCTTGCAGCCATTTATTGTGTTATCAAAGCTAAGAAAGGAGGTATGAAATGGGACGAATAAAGGAAGAAGCCTGGATCGAAAAATGCACTGTACATCATGAAGGAAAAGGCACGCCCAATATCTATTATAACGTTTTTGCCGATGGTGAGCAGCTCTGCGAAATCTCCTATGATAGATTAATCGCTATACGTAATCTTATTAATCAGATTGAAATGGTTAAGGAAGGAGGGCAGAAATGAAAGTACCGGCAGCCTTACTGAAAGCTCATATTGACAATGTAACTCAAAGCTTGGATCATTTCCGTAACATTCTCGTCTACACATGTGATAGTCATATTAAGCATCCTACATCCGGAATTACCCTCAAGCACCGAATTTCTCAACAAGGACGCTTTGGGCTATACGCAGCATATATCGAGAATGGATTAGAACACTCTTTTTATTTGAGTTGTGATTCAACTATGTTTGATCCCGACTACAAAATTCAAGTCATCAATCCGGACGAACCGGCTTATGACCGACACGTTCAGCATCTCCTAACAGTGATCACGAAAATAACCAAAGTAATAAGTGGTATTCATCCCGAAACCACATTTAACAGTTTTGACTTTAATGCAGGGTATCAAGATCAATCCTACGTTTGGCTATTCTCTTGTGGATTTATCACTGAACTCTATGGATACAACTTTGAGTATGCCATAAATCAACTATAATAATTAACCCAAAAGTGAAAAACAATGAATAAAGAAAAAGCATTAGCCCTCGTTGATATACTGTTAGCTGAAGGCGCATCACCAATAGAGAAGCAACGTGCAGCCGCACAACTTCAAGAATTAATAAGACTATTATTACCGGAATAGTATTTCATCGACCTTTTTCAAGGCATAGAATCTTAAACGACCTCTATGCCTTTTCCATTCTCAGCCAATTCCCACGGTAAAAAAGACAAATCACTGATTCACAAAGAAAAGAGTGTTTTAAAGGGGAAAATTTTCCCCTTTACACGTCGATCCTCCACGCACCGCCCTCGGAAAAAGTTTCGCCTCAAACTTTTTTTTCTCTCTTATATGCTGCCCCCTCCTCAAAAATCATCGCACATGCGATACCGCTCCGGCACATTGTGCCGTTTTTCTGTCCTTTACGTAAGCGCTTGTACACAATACATTTGCAATAAAAAAGCGATGAATGAGATTCTAAATTATATCATGGTCTTTCTTTTCGGCGGCGGTTTAGTCGGAACCGCCACAGCATTTGTCACTATCAAATACACCAAGAAACGTGCAGAAGCTGATGCAATGAAAGCGATGCAGGATGTCTACCAGGAAATGATCACCGATCAAAGAAGTTACATCAACTCACTCAAACAGGATAAAGAAGATAGTGAGGCACGCTGGGAAAATAAAGTTGAAACATTATCCAAACGTATTGAGACTATGGATTTGAAAATCAACGAAAACAATCGTTTGATAACAGAGCTAAAAACCATGAAATGTACCGATTTAATTTGCCAAAACCGTAAACAATGAAACATCATGTACACCTTATCATTTATTTTGCTTGCATTTCAGTTGGTATACTGCTGTGTGCTTGTCGTTCTTCTTCTCTACATTCTAATCAATTCAAAGAGAATGGAACTTTTCAGCATAATTACAATGAACTCAATACCGGTACCGGGACCATTGCCTCACAAGTCAAAACCACTAAAGACGAACACGGTTCATCCTGGAAGATCACGTACCATTTTGACACGACACAAACACCCGATCCCACAACCGGCCTACCCCCGCTATCGGGTATCGAGATTGAAGGGAGCGAAAAACAGAGTAAAACCGCGCAGGAAAGTAATGACACTGTACACTCTTCGAACAGCTCTTCAAAGAGAGAGGTATCCGGTCAAACCATACAAAGAGAATCCGGGACAGAGACCAGGAAAGATAGCAAAGTAGCAACCGGTACGGATGATGGCATAAGAAACGGCCTCAGTATCGGGATACCTTTGCTTTTTATCATCATAGCACTATCGTATTATGCCAAGCGACAGAATACATCAAAGTAAAGTCTGGGAACTTATGGAGCAACGGAAAGAGGGTAAACCCATTGAGTTCTCCATTGAATTCTGCAAAAAAAGTACCGGTGAACTCATTACCTACGAGCGTGCGGTACTTAGTTCATTTCATAGTAGCGGAAGCACTGTCAACATACTTCAAATAGGTGAGTATGCTCCCAGGAAAATCCGGAGATGTCTGATTACACGATTTAATAACATCAAAGTTTATTTCTAATGAAGAAGAAACAACCTGAGCCCCAATTATTTCAAAAAGGATATGAAACTTATGCAGTCACCAAAGGCGGAAAAGGAATCATAAAGTTCAGTGATAATAGCGATATCACAACTGACCGGGAGACCTCTACCGTTGAAGTAGTTCCCAAAGGGAAAGCGGCTCCAATTAAGTTTGTTCCCAGAGGGCGGAACAATAACATGATGTATGACATTATGAAGAAGATCGGGGCAAATGTAACTGTCGGCAGCAATGTGGAATTTAAAAATAAGGTAGTATATGGAGATAGTGTTCTCGTATATCGTAAATACCGGGATAAGGAAACCCGAAAAATCATCAAAGAAGAAGTCTTGCCCGAAGAATACCCGGATATATTCGATTTTATAGAAAACAACGACATACCATTTATCCGGATGGAGATAGCGAATGATTTAGTGATCTTCTACGATGCATACGTCGAATATATTTTTAATCAGGACACTCAGCCCAGACTGGTACAAGTAAAGGCAAAGGAAGCAACCTGTTCACGTATTAGCGTAATCGATGAGAGGACCGGCAAGAGTGAATATCATGGTTACTCAGCCAAATGGCATGAAGGTATGCCGGATGATGTAATTGCGACACCACTACTGGACCGCCAGGCACCTTTGCGGGATTTAAAGACACGAATGGGTTTGCTTCCCAATGAAAAGGGAACAAAAGAGATCGTCAAAGACCGCCGCTTCATCCATAACATTCGCATAGCGACTCCCGGACGATTCTATTACAGTAAACCATATTGGTGGAGTGTATTCGTTTCCGGATGGTACGACTTTAGGAATGCCATTCCTATCTTTAAGAAGGCTTTGATCAAGAATCAAATGGCATTGCGCTATATCGTCTACATCAAAGAGGATTTCTGGGGAAAATTATACGCGGATGAAAAGATTACGAACGAAGCAGACCAGGCTGTACGGCGACAGACCTTCCTTCAGGACATGAATGACTTTCTTGCCGGAGAAGAGAATGCAGGTAAAGGCTTCGTGTCCCATTTTCGTTATGACCGAGTAAAAGGATTTGAGGATAAGGATATCATCATAAATACTTTAGATTCCTTCTTCAAGGGTGGCGAATACATTGAAGACAGCGAGGAAGTAAGCAACACCATCTGCTACGGCATGAATGTACATCCCTCCATCATTGGTGCCGCTCCCGGCAAAGGTAAGAGTATTAACGGTACTGAAGCCCGTGAGCTGTTCATCATCGAACAAGCCTTAATGAAAATGTTTCAGGAAGCCACGCTCACTCCCCTTTATTTTGCCAAAGCCGTAAACGGATGGCCGAAAGATATCTACTTTTCCGTCACCAACTGTCAGCTTACCACACTTGACAAAGGGACAGGAGCTACTAAAAATACAGGTTTAACCTCAGAAACAGAAGAAAAATGAATGCTATCATCCCTGACATCGACACACTCAAGAAAGTAGTCAAAATCAATGCTACACTGCCTGACGAAGCCATCAATCCGTATATTGATGATGCTATGGATATCTATCTGACGCCATACATCGGTATTAAAACCGTAGAAAAGGCACTGACCGGAACTGATAAAAGGCTGAATGATAAAATTCTCCGCACCCTGGGGCCTCTCACCCTAATGCTTGCCACTCCGGAACTTGGCATACGTATCGGAGACAGTGGAATTACGGTCGAAAACAAGCAAGGTACCTACTCACCGGCCAATGAAGCAAAAATTGCCGCCGCTAAAGAAAGCTTCTACTTTCGTGGCATGCAGGCCCTTGATCGGCTGCTCACTTTTCTGACCGATCATCCGGAAACTTACCCCGAATACGCCGAGCACTGCAAACAAGTCACGGATTCTTCTCCATGCTTCATACGTGATGCCAGAGAATTTCAAGATACCGGTTTAGTCAATATCGAGTATTCTACCGTATCGTTCCGCATGATGCTACCTACTGTCCGGCAGTTACAAGAACGCAATGTGCGTGAAATGCTCAAAGAAGACCTATACCAACGTCTGCTTGATGCCCATACCGCAGGGAAAGAACTGACACCTAAAGAAAAGGTACTGCTGGGGCACATACTCCGTTACCTCGCTAACAAAACCGCTGAACTCTATACATCACAGACCTCACGTGAACAGCGTACCATCAACGACACACCGGAGTTTACTCCCATTATCCGGCCCATCTACCAGGATCAGGCAGCAACCGGTAATTTCTTCGCCGATCAAGCGACTTACTACGCCGGAAAGATACAAAACTTCATTTCCGAAAATGCTGAGGAGTTAGGAATCACACCAACCGTTACCGCTATAAACTTTAACTCCAAAGAAAAGCGAATATTCACCTCTATATCATAACAATATGCACACCATTCAGATAAATGATGATTGTTACCGAGTTCCGGAAAGCTGGGATGAACTCACCGAAAAGCAACTGAGCTACCTGGTTAATCTTACACAAAGCGATATTCCCATCGAAGAACTGAAGGTACACATGATGCTATATTGTCTCAATGCACATGTTTGCCGGTATCGGGATATCTATCGCCATCAAGTAAAGATCAGCATTGGGACTCCCGGCAATAAAATCCCTTTCCGGACACTCAAGAAGAAATATTTGCTTCTTCCTGAAGAAGTCAATCGGCTGGCCGAACTCTTCGACTTCCTGTTGATATGCGAAAAGGATACCGAAATGAAATACCATGTACACCCGGAACTCACTGTCAATCCCTATCGGGCATTCTTTTGCCGGTTCCGTAAATTCCGTGGTCCGGAAGATGGCCTGCTCGATATTCGCTTCGAACAGTTCATGCACCTGCAACACTATCTTGACGCCATGAATCAGGACCCGGAACAAATTAACCATGCTCTGGCCTGTTTATGGTACACAAGCAAAACATTCAATATCAATCGTCTGGAGAAAGATGCTTCCATTCTCAGCCATCTTCCCCACAGAGTGAAAATGATTATGTACTGGTACATTATAGGGAGCCTGGCCTATCTTGCCAATGGCTTTCCCCGTATCTTTTCCGGAAACGGAAAGAGTAATGGTCGCGTCTTTGATTCGCAAATGCGTCTTTTAGACTCCCTCGCACAGTCAGACATGACCAAAAAGCCCGAAATAAAAAAAGGGTTCCTGATCGATGCCCTGTATACGATGGATGAATCTCTGAGAAAACAACAAGAGCTGAATGAAAATATGCAGAACAAATAAATATTTTCCAATAAAGTTTGTTAGTAGCAAACTTTATTGTATATTTGCATTGTCATAACAAACGCGGGTGACGTCCGCATAAGTTCTTTATATTATGGAACAATTGTTCGAAGCTATCCTCGCGATAGCAAAGCAGAACCCCGATGGGTTCACGGTTGACCTCACAACCTTAAAAAAGGTCACAAAGGGTATTTCAGTCGCCTATCTCGAGACTCAAGACAGTTTCGGAGAAGAAGGACTGAAAAGAGTTCTTAACCATGCTGAGATGCACGAAAAGAAGGTCGGCGGATGGCTGAATGAAGAGAACCAAGAGTTCTATTTTGATTCCGTCCGGATTTTCACCAACCTTGAAGAAGCCAAGCGATTCGGGCGTGAAAATAAACAGATCGCTATTTTCGACATCTCTCATATGAGACTCATCAAATTGTGATCCGGAGGGGCGAAAGCCCCTCCTTTACAACGAATAACATTTTTTTTAATACCGATTATCAAAACGTAAATT